GCAGAATAAATTATTTACTGACAGTAAGTTATCAAAACAAATATTAGGGTTAGGATTAACGGCAGAAGATGCAGGCGACTATATAGGGTTGTATATGCGTATGCAAGGAAATCTAGGCAAGTTGCAAACTCAAACTGCTGAACAAACTGCTAAAGGAGTTGCTGGCTTGGTAGTTGAACTTGATGCCTTTACCAAACTTACTGGACAGAATAGAGAAGAACTAGAAAAACAAATGAAGGAAGCTGCATTTGATGAAAATTTAAAAAGTTTCCTATCAAATTTATCAGGTGATGAGCTGGTCAAGGCACAAGCCGAACTAGCAAAAGGTTTTCAAATGGCTGGCAAGGGAGGACGAGATTATTATGCTCAGGTCCTAATGACCAATGGTCAAATTCTAGGTCCCACTACCAAAGCAATGCAAGATGCTTTTATACAAACAAGTGGAAATATACAAGACGCTGCACAATTATCATTCTACTCTGTAAAAAATTTTGCAGCAGGATCAAAAGAATCAGTAGCATCTTCAGCACAACAATATAAACTGATAGGGGACGGAGCAAGGGAATTCAGAAATACAATAGGAGCAGGCACGCTGGGAGTGATGCAATTAAATGGTCAGATACAAATAAATGAAAATATATCTAGAACAGCCAATAATAAAATTACAACAACCGCTGAAGATATTGCAAAAAAACAACAACGCCAATATGAAGGAAATGCAGCAGCATTGGCCAAAGCAGAACTACAGATTAAAATGTTTGGTGCTGCACTTGGAGAAAAGTTTTTAAATTTAATAGCACCATTTCAACCTATCCTTACTAAAATTACTGATCTTTTACTAAATGGATTAGGTACTGCAATTACTAAACTAACAGAAAAAGATGGTCCAATAGACACTTTGGCAGGAATGATGGAAGAATATTTAATACCTGCTATTAGGAAAGTCATTGACTGGGCTGTTGATACATTTAAATATCTAGCATCAGGTGACCAAACAAAAACATTTTGGCAAAGAGTTGGAGTAGTAATGAGCGGTGTTTGGGATTCTATTAAAGGACCAATAACAACGTTATTTGAAAATTTTCTTGAGTTCTTTAAGCCGTATGCAATTGATATGGTTAATGTTGTAGAAGATTATGTTAATGCTGCACTTTTTAAAAAGTTTGGTGCAGCCGGAGGAGAAGATCCTGAATTAAGAAAACAACAACGAATCATAGAAAAATTAGGAGTTGAAGTAAAAAGGTTAGTTCGTGCAGCAGAAGACATACAACAAGAAGGTACTCAAGCAGATATTGACACAGCAAGATCGGCAGCTAGTGCAAAAATAAACGAATTAAGCCGAGCCAATCAAAAATATAAAGATGCTAATCAAGAAAGGGCTGTTCTTTGGGGAGATAAAAAACCGCGCTCTATGGATCCATTAATGTATCCAAATCCAAGTGCTAATCGCCATTCTGGAACCCTGGGAATGACCGGCAGTTGGTGGGAAAAGAATGATGCCACTCTAAATGTGCAAGCCGGAGAGTCAGTTGTGACTCAGGATCAAATGGCACAGATTACAGGTCAAGACGGCGTTGCAGAAGGCATACAACAGTTAAATAGTCTTACAGCACAGTTATTAGCAGTCATGAGACAGAACACAGACTATACCCAACGTAACTATAATGCTACTAAAGAGTTGGGTGGCAATTTATTTGCAACGGTATAAGTATACCTAACTAGGAAATTTAAAATGGCCGGATGGAAAAAGTATTTTTCTCCTGTAAATACAACAGGTAAACTAAGCACAATTAGTGGCAGCATGGGCTCGGGCAGCAACCCAAGTAGAACCAATTATTCCAGTTATTTGCCAGATGTCTATGCTGGACACCCTAACCGCTTAGAGCGTTATGGTCAATATGATACAATGGATTCGGACAGTGAAGTTAATGCTGCTCTAGATATCTTGGCCGAGTTCTGTAGCCAGACCAATGAAGAAAATAAGACTCCATTTGAGATATATTTTAAAGAACAGGCTACCAATACCGAAACAAAAATTATTAAAAAGTATCTACAGCAGTGGACCAAACTGAATAAATTTGAAACTCGCATCTTTAAAATTGTGCGCAATAGTTTCAAATACGGGGATGTTTTCTTTGTTAGAGATCCAGAAACACAGGCATGGATGTATGTAGATCCTGCCAAGGTAGACAAGATTATCGTTAACGAATCAGAAGGAAAGAAGCCTGAACAATATATGATTCGTGACTGGAATCCCAATTTGGAAACACTGGCAACTACTGCTATCAATCCCAGCAACTTGCAAGGCGGCGGCAGCAGCTTTGGCGGCGCCTATGGAACAGGCTCAGGTGGTGCTGGTGGCAGTCGCGGCATGGTTGGCAGTTTTCCAACCAACACTAATGGTAGTAGATTTAGTGAAAATCAAAATCAATATGCTATTGATGCCAAACATGTGATTCACATCAGCATGAGTGAAGGCCTGGACAATAACTATCCATTTGGCAACAGCTTGATGGAAAGTATCTTCAAAGTATTCAAACAAAAGGAACTTCTGGAAGATGCTATTATTATCTATCGTGTGCAACGTGCTCCAGAACGTCGTGTATTTTATATTGATGTGGGCAATATGCCAACTCATCTAGCCATGGGATTTGTAGAACGAGTTAAGAATGAAGTTAATCAACGACGTATTCCCAGTGTCACAGGTGGAAGCCAAAGTGTTATTGATGCTGGCTACAATCCTTTAAGTGTTAATGAAGATTACTTCTTCCCTACCACAGCAGAGGGTCGCGGCAGCAAAGTTGATTTGCTACCTGGCGGCACCAACCTAGGAGAAATTGATGACCTTAAATATTTTACTAACAAGTTGTTTCGAGCTTTGCGTATTCCTAGCAGCTATCTACCAACTGGTGCAGATGATGGAGGGAGCAGCTTCAACGACGGACGAGTTGGGACAGCCTATATACAAGAGTTACGGTTCAACAAATACTGCGAACGACTCCAAAGCCTAATGAGCGGAACTTTTGATCTAGAGTTCAAACTGTATCTGCATAACAAGGGCATTAATATTGATAGCAATATCTTTGATCTCAAGTTCAATCCACCGCAAAACTTTGCAAGTTATCGTCAGAGTGAAATGGATACTGCCCGTGTCAACACATTTGGTACCATGATTGCTGTTCCTATGATCAGCAAACGCTTTGCACTAAAACGCTTCTTGGGACTAAGTCAAGAAGAAATTGCAGAAAACGAAACCTTATGGCGTGAAGAAAACATTGACGAAGATTCTACACTCAGTGCCAGCGCTGAATTGCGTAATGCAGGTATTACTGCAAATGGCATGGCTGGCGATTTAGGAGCCCTGGGTTCTGCTAGTGCTCCACCACCAGGACCGGGCGAGGAAGAAATGCCTGCAAATGGTGATGAAGCAATGGCACCGGCTCCTGCACCAGGTGGTGCTCCAACTGCCTAAATGAATAAATAAATCTATGCTACTAAGAGAATTTATTTACTTTGACAAGGATCATGCAGATCCTCAAGATGACAACAGGTATCAGAGCCAAAATGATACCACAGTTCTACGCAAGGGCGACCTGCGTAAGACTAGATTGACCTTGAGAATGCTAAATGACCTTCGTAAGGCCGGCGATGCTCACGACAAAGAAAAGAAAGATGAACTAGGGCTAGTTAGAAAGATGTATGCAGCGCCGCCTCCTGAAGCGGCTGCTGCAATGTAATAACATCTTTAATTTCTAATAAATCAAGTCATTTTTGACAAAATGTCTGCGGCTTTTCATAAACCGCTTGTTTTTGGCCTATATTACATAAGTATTATACGACTGTTGTAAATACAACTAGAGCATTGCCGCTACCCAACCAAGGAGAAAACAATTTATGTCTACGAAACTTGAACAACTATTAGATCTTATTATCAATGAAGAAACTGAAAAAGCCAATGAACTTTTTCATGCTATCGTTGTAGAAACATCTAAAGAAATTTACGAAAACCTCATTGCTGAAGAAGATGATGAGAACAATACAGACGAAGGTGCTGAAACTGATGAAGATTCAGTTGAAGAAGACGCTAACGCTGATGATGAAAATCAAACTGATGAATCTATTGATCTAGAAGATTCATATTCAATGGAAGAAGAAGAACCCAGCTTTGATACAACTGATGACGACGCTACTGGCGAACTAGGTCAAGAAGTTGATGCATTTGGCGACGACGAAGGCGAAGAAGACGAATCTAGCGAAGACCAAGCAATTTTTGACATCAAGAACGCTATTGCCGAACTAGAAGCTGCATTTGCAGAACTAGAACAAGCACAAGGCGGCGAGATGGGTGATGACGATATGGACGCAGAATTTGGCGACGAAGAAGAAATGGGCGACGAAGATGAAGACGAAGGTATGATGATGGGTCAGCCAGCGTTTGAAGGTCGTCGCATGACCCGTGAATATCGTGAAATGGTCAAAGACGGCCACGGCGCTGAGAAGAAAGGTGCTGCAGAAGGCGGTATTGCTGGTGCTAACACTGGTGAGAAAATGCCTTCTGGTACAAATACAAAGAGCGCAATCAACGCCAATGCTGATCGTACAAAGCCAACAAGCGGAGCACGTCCAATTTCTAGCAAAGACGGCAGCGTCGGCGCTAACACTGGTACAAGCCCAAACGCTAAGACAGATGCTAGCAGCCTAGCCGGTAGCGTTAAAGGCGAATTCACTAAGGGTGTTGAAAAGAACATCTCTAGCAGTGCCAAGTCAAGCATGAAAGACGGCGCAGCACTAAGCAAAGTACCTGCTGGTCACGGCGCCGAGCGTAAAGGTAGCGGACCTGGTCCAGTTGGATCTGGTACAGGCGACAAGGCTGGTCAAACCAGTGTTGCACCTATCAAGCCTTTCTTGAAACATCTATAATTAGAGAACTAGGATGAAAGTATCTTATCTAAGAGAACACCTGAGTTTTGATCAGTCTGGTATCGTAATGGAGTCGGATGAAAAGGATGGCAAGAGCCTTTACCTAAAAGGTATTGCCATCCAAGGTGGTATTCGCAATGCCAATCAACGTATCTATCCAGTACACGAGATTGAAAGTGCGGTAAAGACACTGAATGATCAACTACAGAATGGGTATAGTGTTCTTGGAGAAGTAGATCATCCTGACGACCTTAAAGTAAATTTGGACCGAGTAAGCCACATGATTACACAAATGTGGATGGAAGGTCCTAACGGCTATGGCAAGATGAAGATTTTGCCAACGCCAATGGGCAACTTAGTACGCACAATGCTTGAAAGTGGTGTAAAACTTGGTGTTAGTTCTCGTGGTAGCGGCAACGTAAACGACATGAACGGCCATGTATCCGACTTTGAGATTATTACTGTAGACGTAGTTGCACAGCCAAGCGCACCTGGCGCATATCCTACACCTGTTTATGAACATCTCATGAACATGCGTGGCGGAAACCGCGCATTCACAGTTGCACAAGAAGTAAAAGAAGATCCAAAGGCCCAGAAATATTTGAAGGAAAGTCTCCTTCAAATTATTAAAGGTCTAAAATAAGCCCGAGGAGAAATATATGTTGGACGCATTCAAACAATTAGTTGAGT